ACCTACCGCTACCCCCGCACCTGGGCCGAGGCCATCAGCCGCTTTCCGTGTGCGGGCGACGAGGCAGTCGCAATCGAACGGCACCGCCAGCCGCTGCACCGCCGCCTGGTTTTTGCGCTGGCCGACTTCGGCGCGGCGCTGATCCTTGGTGCCGGCCTGACCGCGCTGGCGCTGGAATATTTTGGAGTCCTGACGCAATGAACGCAATGAACGCACCGACCGCAGCCACACCAGCCCACCCCGCCACCGAAATCATCGTACCCAGCAACACCGACCACTGGCTGGAGATGCGCCGCCAGGATGTGACCTCCACGGAATCGGCCGCGCTGTTTGGCCTGTCGCCCTACGTGACCCACTTCGACCTGTGGCACCGCAAGCGTTCTGGCACGGCGCCCGAGTTCACGTTGAACGACCGGATGAAGTGGGGAAACCGACTGGAGGCCGCCATCGCCCACGGCATCGCCGAGGAGCAGGGCTGGGAAATCCGACCGCTCAAGGAGTACATGCGCATCCCGGGCGAGCGCATGGGCAGCTCGTTCGATTTCGTGATCACGAACCTGGGCGAGCCGGTGCACCTGGAAATCAAAAACGTCGATTACATCGCGTTCCGTGAGGGCTGGATCGAACACGACGACGGCATGATCGAGGCCCCTGCCCACATTGAAATGCAGGTCCAGCACCAGATGGCCGTGAGCGGGTTCAGCCGCGCGTTCATCGGCGCGTTCGTGGCAGGCAACCGTGGCGTGGTCATAGAGCGCCAGGGCGACGAGCAGGTGATCCGCGCGATCCGCCACCGCGTCGCCGAGTTCTGGCGCACGGTTGACGCCGGCGAAGAACCCGAGCCGGTCATGCCCGACGACGCCGAGGCGCTGATCCGCCTGCACCAGTACGCCCAGCCGGGGAAGGTGCTGGATGCTGGCGATAACCCCGCGATCACGGCGCTGGTCGAGGAATACAAGCGCGCCGCGAACGCCGAGGCCACCGCGAAAGAGGACAAGGATGTCGCCAAAGCCAGGCTATTCGAAGCCATCGGCGACGCCGAAAAAGTCCTGCTACCCGGCTGGACGATCAGCGCCGCCATCCAGGCCGAAACGCCGCCGACGCTGATAACCGCCGAGATGGTCGGCACCACGTATGGCGGCCGAAAAGGTTTTCGCGGGCTACGGGTTAACCCCCGGAAATCGAAGTGAAAACTGTTTTATACTGATGCGGTTATCGCAATCATGCCACGCAATTCCCAACCCCTGAAAGAAACCCATGAGCAATCAAGCCCCTGCCGTGATCGATGAAGTCCGAGGCGCACTCACGAAAATGGCGCCGCAGTTCAAGGCCGCACTGCCCGCCCATGTGTCCGTCGAAAAATTCCAGCGCGTCGTGATGACCGCTCTGCAGACGACCCCTGACCTACTGAATTGCGACCGCCGAACCCTGTTCATGTCGGCCACGCGCGCAGCTCAGATGGGTCTACTGCCCGATGGCCGAGAAGGTGCCATTGTGAAGTTCGGCAATCAGGCCCAGTTCATGCCCATGGTCGCCGGCATCATGAAGCTGGTTCGCAACAGCGGCGAAATCTCAACATGGTCTGTGCAGACCGTGCACGAGAACGACGATTTCGAGTGCGTGTTCGGCGACGATGAGCACATCACACACAAGCGCGCCAAGAACAATCGCGGGCCAATCATTGGCGCGTACAGCATCGTCACCATGAAAGATGGCGAGAAATCCCGCGAGTACATGGACGTGGACGAAATCGAAGGCATCCGCAATCGAAGCCGCTCCGGTAACGCTGGCCCGTGGAAGACCGACTACAGTGAAATGTGCAAGAAAACTGTGATCCGCCGCCACTCCAAACGCCTGCCTATGTCCACCGACCTGGACGGCGTACTGCGCGAGGACGACGAACTGTTCATGCCACCAGAACCGGCCGCCGCAGAAGCCCCAGCATCCGCCGCCCCAGCAGCCGGCCAACGCCGCCCGAGCCGCCTGCAGCAGGTCGCCGAATCCGCGCCCCCGCCAGCGCCCGATGACGACGGCGTGATCGACATGCCCACCAGCACCGACGCAGGGAACTCCGATGACTCGCCCATCTGAACCCGCGCCTGAACTTCTGACCCCCAAGCAGGTCGCCGACATGCTGAAGGTTGATCCCGAGACGCTGGAACGCTGGCGTGGCAAGCGCCAGGGGCCGACGTGGATCAAGCTCGGCAACGGCCGGCGCAGCCCGGTTCGCTACCGCATGGCCGACATCCAGGCGTTCCTGTCGCAAAACGAGGTGTCCTGATGGGCCGCAAGCGCCCGTCAAAACCCGTTCGGGTCTACACGTACAGCACGCTGGACATCATGTTCGCCAGCCCGACCGAGCCGATGCCCGCCGACTTCAGGCGGCACCAGCTCACGCGCATGTACGCCGGCCTGCACGCGCTGGAAACCGCGCCAGAACCGACGACCGACGACTGGCGCGTCTGCAGCGACGCGGTGAACCTGATGGAGACACTGATCACCGAGGGCGTCTGCGAGGACGCCAGCGGCCTGCTGCAGGACGCGATAACGGCGCTGGCGATGGCCGGCAAACGCCACCGCGCCGGGCGCCAGATCCGGCTGGACGGCCCAGGCATCGCAGCGGTGCGCGCCGTGCTGGAGGACTATGCCAGCGTGCTGGAGGTGCTGCCCGAGCGCGCCATGAAGCAGTGCCACCGCATGACCGAGAAGCGCATCCACGAAATCCTGGCGGGCAAGCGCCTGCCGCATGACGTTGAGGTGATGGACATCTGATCCGGCGAAGGAAGCCGACGAACGGTAAACACGGCGCGTCAGGCCTGTTTTATACTGATGCGAAATACTCAATACTTTAGGAGATTTCATGCCGAACGAATTGAACCCGCGCCACGGGTGCAAGCACGCAGCATCCGGCTGCGGCTACCCCTCTGGCGAGTGCGCCGGCCTGTGCGCGATCCATCGCCGGGTGCGTGCAGGCACCACACCGCCCGATGACCTGGCGCTGCCGACGCGCCCGATTTCAGTTGACGACGACGAACCCGGGCTGACCCCAGCCGGCTGGGCAACGGTCGTCATCGCTTTGATGCTGGCTGCGGTCATGGCGGCAATTGCGCTGGTGCGCTGAGGGGCTGGCATGATGAAAGAACGATTCCGCTGGACACGTGAGCGCTACTACCGCGCCCACCACTTGAACCGCCTGCTGGTTCGATTGAACGACTATGGCTATTCAGCACCCCCACTGGTTGAGCGGTTGCACGATCTCTACTACCGCCACCCATCGCACGGCGACCCGCTGACTATTCCAATCGGCTGGCGCTACGACCGATGCGACATACCGTTTTGAGCATGAAATCCCTCTGCACCTACTGCGGCCAATCTGGGCACACGGCCAGGTGGTGCCCTCTGTTTCCTAAGGAACCGAAATGACAACGAAAGATGAAGCCCTGCGCCAAGCGCGGGAGGCACTGCAAGCCATCAAAGAGCGCGGCAGTTGGGCGAAGGCCGAACTGGACAAAGACATCCCTACCGGCGAGCCGGTTCATCCGGTTTCTGCCGCCCTCACGTGGCCGCTGTCAACGGTTGGCCTTGCAATCGACAGCATCGACGCCGCCCTGTCCGAGAAGGCCGAGGCGGTGGCGGTGGAGCAAGCGATCAAAAAGCTGCACATGCTGATCATGCCCGTTCCGGCACCTGAAGTAACCGCCTTGGAGGTGTGCAAGGTTGTGAGCGAACGGGCGCGGGAAGTCATCGCAATTCTGGAAGGCACCCACCCCGCCCAGCAACCCGAGGCGCAGGCCAAGTGCGTTCGGTGCGACTACCCCGACTGCGAGAAAAAGTGCGGTGAAGTGTCAGGCTATTGTCACAAGGCAGCCCAGCAACCCGCACCCCAGCCGGTGGAGCCCGATACAGTGCGCCGTCTTTGGCAGGGACTGCACACCGGGAAGATACCCGCAGCACCCAAGCCGGTGGAGCCGAACAACCTGCACGACTTCACCACGCACCGGGACGCATGGCGCAATGCTTTGACGATCGCCCTAGACATGTCGCGCAGCTTTGCTGATCGTGATTACTGGAAGCACGAAATCACGGCCTATGACCGCGCCATGGCCGCGTTTGATGCAGCACCCCAGCCAGCGGACGAGCGCGGGGCGTTTCCGATCATTGACGTGCTGGCCGAGTGGGAATCCGAGAACGGAACCATTGCCGCCATCACACCTGAAGAATGGGCCGCGCTGCTCAAACCCGTTGCAGATGCGGCAATCGTCCAATCACCGAGGCAAGCCCGCGCCGCCCTCTCCACCGCACCGCAGGCGCGGGAGTGGGACATTGAAGCCGCCGCGCAAAAGCTGGCCGAATGCTTTGATTACCCGTGGGCGCACATGCCTGAGAAGGGCCGCAACAACATGCGCTTGCACGCCGAAGCCGTGGTCAGCGCCGCCCTGAAGTCGGCAAACGGGGGTGGGGTATGAGCGGCTACCTGATTGCCCACATCGGGCACACCGGCAAGGGCCACGAGCACATCACCTGGTGGAAACCGGAATCGCGCGGCTACACCGTCTGCATCGATAAGGCTGGCGTCTACAGCGAGGACGAGGCGCGCAGCATCTGCGGCGACAGCAGATGCATTGCAGTTCCAAAGGGAGTGGCCGAGCCGATCGCTCGCTCCACACCCTACTACCGCCGCAGTGATGGCACCTTGAACAAGCTGTATGACGGCGGGCCGCACCGTGTCGTTGCCAACGAACTGTCGGCCTGGAAGGTTCTTCTGTCAAGGCGTCTTGCAAACTGCGCGCATCCCGAGAAGCCGACGCCGATCAGCGTGTCCAAGGCGCGGGCGATCTATCTCTCGCCAGAAGCCACCACCGGAGAGCAGCCATGAGCACCGAACGCGAACTGCTGCCCCAATCTGTTCGTTCCGCTGCTCATACAAAGCACGGACATACCAGTCGCGAAGTATTGGGCGTCCGTGAAACACCAACTTACAGGAGTTGGATTGCAATGCGAACTCGCTGTAAGCAAATGAACCGAGAAAATTCAGACAGGTATTCATTGCGTGGCGTGAAAGTGTGCGAATCATGGGAACGATTCGAAAACTTTCTAGCCGACATGGGAGAGCGCCCGCCCGGGAAAACACTTGACCGATGGCCTGATACCAATGGGGACTACACGCCACAGAACTGCCGATGGGCAACCCCTCAAGAGCAAGCGCGAAACACTCGACGCAATGTGCTGACTCTTCAAACAGCCATTGAAGTGGCGAGGCTCCGACTTCTCGGTGTTTCTTGCAAGGTGATTGCTGAACAGTTTGGCATATCAGAGAGCCTGCCAAGAGAGATTGTTAAAGGTCGATGCTGGAAAGACGCGCTTGCGATGGCAAAGGAAACTGTATGAGCCTTACCCCCTTACCATGTCCTTTCTGCGGCCACGTCGGGCTGGGCTTTCAAGTTGGGAGCACTTACAGCTTGGGCGTGGCGTACTGCATGGGGTGCGGGGCAACGGCTGGAGAAGTTGAGAGCAACTACCCAGATGATGGCGCATGGCACGAGGAAGCCATCGCCGCCTGGAACCGCCGCACTTACGCCGACC